ATTTATGAAGAAAGTCCTAGCCCAGAAATGGAAGCTGTTTCCATATTTGATCTATACCCAGATCCACACGCTACATCAGTTGATGATATGCGTGACATCTTTAGAAGACACATCATATCCAGAACAGAGTTTAACGCTCTGAAAGATTACCCTGGATTCAATGTTGATTTAGTAAATGAATGCATTGAAATGAACCCTGAAGGTAATCATGATGAAGCCCAACATGAAGTCGATAGAAGGAATATCGCTAATGTTAATGACAGTAATACTAATACAGAAAAGTTTGAAGTATTAGAATACTGGGGTTCATTAAATGGACATGACTTAGAAGATGCTGGTGTAGAGTTTGGTCAGGACGATGACCTATCAATGGAATACAGTGCTAATATATGGATGGTATCTGGTAAGGTTATAAAAGCACAACTTAACCCGTTACCTGGTAACATCATTCCATATTTCATATTCCCCTATGAGAAAAACCCACACGCATTCTGGGGAACTGGTGTACCTAGAATGATGCGTGACTCTCAAGCCACCATGAATGCAGCGACTAGAATATATCTAGATAATGTTGCTCTATCCTCGGGACCTATGGTTGAAGTTAATACTGACATCATGGCTTCAGGAGAAGATCCAACTGAGCTATATCCATGGCGTGTGTTCTTGCGAGAGGGAGGAGACGGTAATCAACCTATGGTTCGTTTCTATCAACCCCAATCAAACTCTCCAGCTCTTGTCTCTGTCATAGAATTATTTAGAAGGTTTGCCGATGAAACCACTGCACTACCTTCTTATACACACGGACAAACACAAAGTTCACTTAATAGAACAGCTACTGGTATCTCTATCTTAATGAGTAATGCCAATATTGTTTTAAAATCAGTCATCAAAAATATTGATGATTTCTTAACAAGACCGATGATACGCTCACTATATGATTGGAATATGACATGGAATGAAAATGAAAATGTTAAATCTGATATGCGTATTATTGCAAAAGGATCCACAGCCCTGATACAAAAAGAAGTACAGTCACAAAGACTGCTACAGTTCTTGTCGCTGATTAATAACCCTATGGATGCACAGATGGTTGATAGAGAAAAACTATTAACTGACATTGCTAAATCCCTAGATATTGATCCAGACGAAGTAATCAAATCACAAAAGGAGATGATGGATGAGCAAGCATTACAACAAATTATCGCCCAAAGCCAGCAAGGCGGTGAAGCTAATCAAGTCCCAAATGGGGACGGAATGGTCGGTCCTAATGGAAGAAATGGAGTCCCTACGCCAAGCGGAGCGGGACCAGTTGGAAATAACGGACAACTACCAACATAGTCAAGGTCGTTGCGAGATACTAAAGTTTATAGTATCTTTAGACCAGATTGCTGATAAAGTAATCAACTCGTTAGGAGCCCGCAAGGATACACCTAACATTTATAATTAATTTGATCGATACCCCGATTAAGGACCGAGAAAATGGAAAGAGAAAAAACTAAAGGCGAGTTAATCGCTGAAAAGCTTGAAAAAGAAGCTGATGAGATGTTGAAACAGATTCAAGATACTCAGGAGGAATCCGAACCCGAAGCCAAAGGATTAGCTATCGAAGAGGCAGAAGTAGAGGACACACCCGAAGAGATCGAAGAAGAAGTGGAAAATTCACCCGATGAATCTCAGGATACTGAAGAGTCATCTGATCAGCCAGAAGAGGTTCAGGAAGAAGAGACTAAATCCGAAGATAAAGGTTTAGACTTATCTGCCGAACAGTGGGAAGAAAGGTATAAAAACGCCCAGGCGAAAATGACCAAGTCTACCCAGAGAGAGAAAGAACTCGAATCCAAATTAGCTGAGATGGATAATAAAATCAAAGCTATGGAGGTGATGAAGTCTGATACTCGTATAGAACGACAGAAAGAGGAAGTGAATGTTGATCTAACTGAGATAGTCAAAGATTATCCAGAACTAGTAAAACCTTTACAATCTTATGTTGATGCTCGCATCGCAACTGTTGAACAAAAAGTATCACAGGCTACAGATGAGGTCTTGAAGGCTCAGAAAGAAGAAGCAGATAAAAAGCATTTCGATGCTATTGGTAGTGCCCATCCAGATTGGAAGGCTGTATCAGAGAGTGAAGATTTCTCACTCTGGTTAGGCAGACAATCAAATATGTGGCAGACCGCAGCAAGTGAAGGAGATGCTAAAGATGTCGTAGAACTTTTATCTAGATATAAGGAAAACCTAGGCTTAGACACCAAAAAAGTTTCTAAACAGGACTTGGTAGAAAAGGCGAAACAGAATGTTGAACCTTCACTCTCCAAAGCCAGGAAACAAAATGTAAGTGGTAGTAAAAAGATATGGACTGCCAAAGAAATTGGTAAGCTTTCTGATAAAGAATACTTAAAGCATGAGAAAGAAATTGATCAAGCACATGCCGATGGAAGGGTCAAACCATAACAATTTACTACTTTAGATAAACTTTTTTTATAATAAAATAAGAGGTAAATAAAATGGCATATTCAACATCTAGCGGAAGTTTTAGTTTCGCAAGTGGTGAGCAACACTTTATACCTGAAGTTTTCTCTAAAAAGCTACAAGCTAAGTTTTACGCTCAGACCATGCTGTCCGATGTAACAACTAACGAGTACGAAGGAGAAATTTCAGGGTTAGGTAACAAAGTAAACATTAGATCAGTCCCAGCTGTAACAGTTGCAGACTACACAGGATCTCTATCCTATGCTGATGTCACTTCTGGAACCATAGAACTTAACATCGACAAAGCTAAAAGCTATGCTTTTAAAGTTGACGATATATTAAGAGAACAGGCTGATATAGACTTCATGAACGAAGCAGCACAAGATGCAGCACAGAACATGAAGATCGCTATTGAAACTGATGTTTTCGCAAATGTGGCAGCAGGATCATCTTTAACAGATATCAACAATGCTTCAAACACACCTGTGAATGTAACAGCATCAAATGTTCTTGCGTATATTCTTGAAGCTGGTCAACAGTTAGATGAAAATAATATTCCTGAAGAAGGAAGATTTATGATCATCAACCCAGCTGTTGCTTCAGTAATCAAGCAGTCAGAACTAAGACAAGCATACTTAACAGGTGACTCAGTATCACCATTAAGAAATGGCTTTATTGGACAAGTCGATAGGTTCAATATGTATGTATCAAATAATCTAGCAGTAGCATCAGGTGTTGCTTCTGGTTTATTCGGACATCCAAAAGCGATTGCTTATGCTTCTCAAATGACTAACACTGAATCAGTAAGACTTGAGTCTTCATTCGGTGATGGCGTTAGAGGACTAGCTGTGTACGGCTACAAAGTTGTACTTCCAACAGCTATTGGTGAATTTAAGCTAAAAACTGCTTAATATTGACTTTTGTGGGGAGCTTCGGCTCCCCTTTTTTTCTTCACAATAAGTATGAAATTGTGATATCTTTAGATCATACATCCCCAAGGAGTAACAAATGACAAAAGATGAAATAGTAAAACTAGCAAAAGAGAATCACAATGTCTCTTTAAATCCAAAACATAAGCTTGCAGACCTTAAAGCACAGCTTGAATCACTAGAGTCTTCTGCACCCGTAGAAGAGGTGGTAGAAGAAAAGCCTGGAAAGAATCCGCTTTACTCAGTGAGTGAGCACGGCAAAATATCTGAATGGAGCCCAATGCACAGACCAGAGTTTTGGAACTTCATCTATGATAAAAAATCTTTAACAGCAGAGCAGAAGAAACAACTAGGACTATAGATGGCAACGGTAAAAGCAGTAGACTTAATTAATAGAGCTGAGGAAATTTTACAGGATACAACCAATGTAAGATGGTCACAGCAAACTTTATTAAACTACTTAAATGATGCACAAAGAGAAATAGTATTATTCAGACCAGATGCAAATCCAGTCAATGCTGCTTTCACTATGGCAGCTAATAGTGCAAAACAAACACTACCTAGTGCAGCTTTAAGGCTTTTATCTATATACAAAAATGCATCACCTACTACAAAACCTATAACTAATATTGAGCGTAGAGTATTAGATGATCAAATAGAAGATTGGCATGGCACTACTGGTACTACAGTAGAACATTATGTTTATGATCCTATGGACCCAAAAACATTTTATGTGTATCCACATACTACAGCGTCAAATGCAACTATAAGTATTGTTTATAGTTCATCCCCGACAGATATAACTATCAGTAATTTTAATACTGATACTACAGTCATATCTTTAGATGATGTTTATGCAAATGGAATTTTAGACTTTATGCTTTATAGAGCCTATCAAAAAGATACTGAGTATGCTGGTGATATGCAAAGAGCTGGTGTTTATTTACAATCATTCCAAAATTCTCTAGGAGTTAAAAATCAAGTTGATGCTGGATCTACACCAAGACCATCAACCCCAGCACAGTAATGAGATATGGCAGTAGCAAAAAAGATAGAATCATTAGTACCTAAAGTAAAAAGAGAAGCACCAAGTTGCCCATCCTTTATTGCTATTGAAGAGCTACGCAACACCATCATTGATTTTTGTATTAGCACAGACATATATTTAGCTGACCTCTCGCTATTCCAAACAGTAACTGGTATTAATGAATATGAGTCAGATGACTTAGATATACCAACAGGATCTGAGCTCAATCACATATTAGATTTCTTTTGTGATACTGGAGAGTCTGATGTACAAATTTCAGAAAAAAGCTTAACAAGATTAGAGCCAAAATCCCTAATAGGAAAACCGTCATTGTTTGATATGTATGGTAAAGGCAAGCCTAAGTTTTATTCACAAAAAGACCAAGAGACTATTTTAATCGCACCCACCCCCGATAAAAATTATTCTTTATACGCCTTATATAGCCTAAAACCTACAGCTACAGCAACAACAGTACCAAACATTATTGCTAACGAGTATCAAGAAACCATAGTGCATGGTGCTTTATATAGATTACAAATGATGAAGGACAGTCCTTGGAGCGATGTACAAGCAGCAGATCTTAATAAAAGAATGTATGACAAAGGCGAAGCACAAGCTGTAAGAAAAACTAAGTATGGTTTAGTTGGTGCTCCATTGACTATTAAATAC